CTTGAGTCACAGCACCTTGGGCTGCTGCGCTGTAACCAATTTCTTGGCTTGCGTAACAGGTAGTAAATTCGGGGTCGCTATACGCGACACCTACCGCTTGAGTATTTGGCATATTGTTTCCTTATAGAACGGGGCCGAAGCCCCATCCAAGTTTAGGCCACGCGATACACAGTGTATGCAGCATCGCCGGTCTTGCGGAACAAGAATTGCCCCGCGCCACCAACACCCGCCGAACTGCCGGTAATAGCAACAACCAAGTTGCCAACCGCAGTAATGCCAGTTCCCACAGCCATAGTAATTAGGCCAGTTGAAGTGCCCAGGTTAATAACTGTCAGGTCGAACGTGCTGTTGACTTTTGCGTTGGTAAACACCGCATCAATTGCAGCCGCTGTTGGGAACGTGTAAGTTGCCGCCGTGGTAGACGGATTGCCTACCAAAATGCCACCAGTGGTTTGTGCAACGGTCAAAGTGGCCGTAGCAGTCGCCGTATTAGGCGCTGGTTGAACGCCCATGATGATTTCATTGGTGTTGCCATCAGTGAATTGGTAACCACCGCCAGAATTAGGAATAGCCATGATAAATTTCCTTTAAAAAGAATTGATTAACCCCAGATGCGGCAAGCCATCTGTGGACGAATGGTGCTGAAGCCATACAGTACGTCAATACGGCAAGGCATACGGTCATTGTTGATATCGTACTGGCGCACGACACGCAAGCTGATACCGTTATGAACCGCACGAGCAGCCATGTCAACGCCCTGGGGCAGCAACAAGTCAGCAGTAGCGAACGTAATGGCATCCTTGTGGTAAACCAAGTTCTGTGCATAAGCAGTAGAAGCGGTGCCCACGAAAGTCACAACAGCGCTAGCTACTGGCAGGGCTGTCATGGTAGCCAGTGCGTGAGCAGCGGAGTACATGGGAGCCACAGTCACAGTCCAATCGCCAGACACAGCGGTTGCATCAGCCAAAGCCACAAACTGAAACAACGAACCAGTGGTTTCACGGGTTTGCGGATTCACAGCAGAACAAGCTGCAACGGTAAACACGTCACCGGCCTTGATGGTCGTAGACACAGAACCTTGGGTCAAAACAAGGGTGGCAGAACCTTCAGAAGTCACAGTGGTTTTTACAGTGGTAGCAGCCGTAGCATCACGCGAACCAGTGGTGAACTGCTTGATGGATTGGCTCATGTTGATTTCTTCGTAGCCCAACACGCCAGTGCCCATCATGCCGTTCTTAAACTGCTTGCTGATGGTGTCGGTAGGATTGAACAAGCCCTTCATACCTTCAACCAGACCAGCGTTTGCAGCGGGGTTAACCGTTGCATACCGGGGCGACATTACAGCGGCGTTTTCGTTCAGCTTCTGCTGGGCTTGCAACAGCACCAAAGAAGTCGAAGGAGTCGTGCCGGGGGTGCCGACAGTGTTACCGATGGTTTTGTACGCATTAGCAACGTCAGCATCAATGCTGGAAGCCAACTGGCTGATACGAGGCTTCAACACACGCTCTGCGAAGTCATCCAACTGCATCGTCAATTCAGCGGAAGTGAAGTTCACGCCGATATGCTTTTGCGAGGCAACAGACAAAGTGGTGAACTGCTCGTTGTCGTCCTGAACTTGCAGGGCGGCACCGTCAGTGACCAAAGCGCGGTCAGGGAGGCGAATACGCAAAGTAGAACCGATCTTGGCACCTTCAACAGCGAAGCTGTCGTCGTACTGACGGTTTACGTTACGGGTGATCACCAGGTTGTTCTCAAGAATTTCGAGAGCCTTCCGGGTGATCATGTCAATGGTTAGGATACTATTAGCCATGAAAAAAGTCCTTAAAAAAGTTAGCGGTTTTGCGCTTCCCACTTCTTACGCTGACGTGCCCTTTCGGCTTCAATCCACTGCGAGGCCGTCATGGTCTTATCTGACCTGGGGTCCGTAGTGTCATAAGCCGGTGATCCAGTGGATCGGGCAGTGACAGGCGAAATCGGCGCTGGCGCGGATGTCGTACGTTTCATTGGTGGATCAGACGCCAATTTGGCCTCAATCTTCCCAATTTCCTTTGCCTGTGCAAGCGGGGCTAGGCGAGATATACGCTCTGCGTCTTTGGGGTTAGTTCCGAGGTAGTAAGCTAACTCAGGCCCAACATCCGAAGACCGAATCGTATCGGCCATCACGTCCGTAATCGGCAGCTTGGGGTTGTATGCGACTTGTTCAAAGTCATCATACTTAGCGCGGGCTTCCTCTTCCTTATCGTGATAACTCTCAAGAACTTGCGAGTGCTGCTTGGCCGCTTCGCGCTGCGCGATCAGTTGTTCGGCCTTTTGATAGGCCAACGCATCGGCGTAAGCCTCTGGCGTTTCAAACTGATCGACAGACTGTGCTGCCGGAGCCCTCAAGGTTTGCGTTTCCACAACCCTCTGTGCTTGTTCCCGTTCCCACTTTCGTTGCTCTCTTGCGAGGCGTTTTCCAATAGCTGCATCAAGTTCCTCTTGCGAGAATGTCTTGGGTGCTTCTGCTTCCGGCGCTTTAACTTCAGGTTCAGGTGCAGCCGTTGCCACCTGTTCCGGCGCGGGGTCTACTACCGCTAGGTTTTCTTCTGACATTTTTCGATTCCAAAGAATCCCTGGTGAACGCACCAGTACGTTGTTTCAGCATTATGCTGGAATTTGGGCCGCTTTGTAAGCCGCGATTACTTTAGCAGTGTGCATAGCAGCGCAAATAGCTTTTACGCGAGTATCTTCGGCGCTGTAGTCATCACCTGGGGCAACAACGTAGCGGTGAAACTTGCTGCTGATTTCTACGCTATCTTCAAGAATAGCGGTTTTGGCGCGAACTTGAATGCAGCCATTTTCAATGACTTCAATTAGATCAACAGATACAACTTTTTCTAACATATTATTTCCTTGTTTCCAACCTGACCATCCAGTCAGGCATTAAGGTTTCCAGTTGTCCGAACTGGTACGGCTATACAAAATATGTTCCTGTAATTCTTACTAATGCGGCGGTATCCATAGCAACTGCTGTATATGATCCATTATTAATAGCCCCTAAAGTATTGTAAGTTTGGCTAGATTGTGGCCCCCAAACAGCTTGACCCGTAATTGTTAAAGCATTAGAAAACACAAAATTTGTTGATTGAGGTTCAGAACTTGACGCAATAATTGGCATTCCACCAATAATAATATTACCTGTTCCGGTATGTGCAGACCATTCCATTGAAAGTTCAAAATTTATTATATTGTTATTTTGAACGTAAGAGCCATACTGACTTACATATGTTGCTGTACCCGCGATTGTACTTCCATAAACAATTGGCGTAAATGGCCTAGTAATGCCTTGAAGATTAGAAACATATTGCCCAGCATTTATTTGAATAGTACCATTTCCTATAGCTTGATTACCAAAAACTACTACATTAGATACAATATTTGGCGTAGTATTTGTACAATTTATTTCAATACCACCATAAGTATTGTCAGAACAAGTATTTCCAGTAATTGAAATATTTTTAATAAAACCAACTGTATCCACGTTAAATTGAATTCCCGATCTTGTGTTACCCCAACACACGTTTCCAGTTACAGCGATTTGATTTAATCCAGCGCCAGAAACAGAGGAATAATCTGTTTGTTCAAAATACCCAATACCACTTCCACCGTTTTGATGAATGTTGTTTGCCGCAATAATGTGATCGCCGCCATTAACACCTGCTGATGAAACAAATACACCATGAAATTTGTTATTTTTTATTACGTTATTCAAAATGTTTAAATCAGTAACTGATCTAGCTGAAACAATACCTGAGCCAACAGACAAAGAATCGCCAGATTTACCGATACTGTAAATATTGCAGTTAACAATTTTTATGCCATTAGATTGATCGCCATAAATGTTTACACCATACTGAACACAATTGCGAATGACGCAATTATCAACAGTAGCGTTTACGTCCGTAGTAGCACCGCCAGCAGTTGTGGCGATAATTGACAAGCCAGAACCAAATGTATCGTCTGCTATAGCGGAAGATGTTGATTTGCCACCGTCAATAGTCAGGTCTTTTACCATAAATCCACTGTGATGCAGGATGCCTAAAGCGTTAGCTTGACTACTACTAAGTTGAAGCAAACTAGATGGGCCGCTACCAATCACTGCACAATTGTTTGCGTAAACATAAATTTGATCACCAAATGGAGATTGTGTTGCTGGAACACCAGAAAGCGTTAAAGTTGTGTTTGCGTCTAACCATAGCGTAGTCCCATTAACTAACAAATTAACCCGAGCATCAAGTTTGTATATTCCAGAAGGCACATACACAGTGCCACCTAAAGCCAAAGCCGCATTAAAAGCAGTGACAGAAGATGCAACACCAGTAGGGTCTGCACCGAAGTCCAAGACGTTATATGCCGCGCCTTGAATCATTGAGTAAGAAACTTTTGTAAGGGACATGTTAGACCTCGTATAT